GAACTTGGTGGTGCGTGCTCTCCGGATACGGCACCGTGGAGCCTTCGGGCTCCTCGCGGGTGTCGTTGCCCTTGAACCTGTATCTGACCGGGTTGAGGCTCTTGATCGCCACCAGCCCCGGCGTGTAGGGGCCGCTTACGGTCTTGATGCGGCTGTCGGAACTGTCGGTCCACGGGCCGCCGCCAACCTTGTACTGCTGCGCGTGCGGCCACACGCCCTGACCGCTGCTGTTGACGATGACCTGTGCGGTGGCGCTGCCAGTGCCGTTGGGACGAAAGTATATGTTGCCAGCAGCAGCGGTGGCCGTACCCAGCACCAGCTGCGTAGCGGCCCCCTGAATGACGCTGTTGTATACGGCAAGCGTGCCGTAGAACGTGGCATCGCCGGTCGCCCGGCTGATGACCAGCGGCGTGCTGATCTGCGACCCGGCATCGTTGTAGCTGAGGATGCTGAAATCAGACCCGGCATTGCTGCCGCTCTCGGCGGTAGAATTGCCAAGACTGATGCCCCAGCGATATAGGTCGCCTTTCTTTCCCATCACCAGTGCGTGCTGGCCCGATGCCGCCTTGTTGACGGCGATCTCCGGCGTTGCCTTGGTGACCTTGAGGTCGCCGGTCATGGTGTCACCGGCCTTGGCGACCCTCAGCGCGTCCTGCGTATCGACGTAGCTGGTGGTCGCGTAGACCACGGGCGTTGTCCAGAAGGTGGCGTAGTCGGTGGCGCTGACCTTGGTCAGCACCTGATTCGTCGTGCCTCCGGCCGCCACGCCGGGACCGGTCGGGCCGGTGTTTCCGGTCGGTCCCTGTACACCTTGGGAGCCCGTCGCGCCGGGGGTTCCGGGGTTGCCCTGTGGCCCCTGCGAGCCGGTCGCCCCGGTGTCGCCCTTGTCGCCCTTGATGCCTTGCGGACCTTGGGTACCTGTGGCACCGGCCGGGCCGGGATCTCCCTGTGGCCCCTGCGAACCCGTGGCTCCGGGCGTGCCGGGGATGCCCTGAGCACCGGTGTTGCCCTGAATGCCTTGTGCGCCCGGAGGGCCTTGGGTGCCGGTGGCCCCGGTGTCGCCGGTATCACCTTTGACACCTTGTGCGCCTGTGGCTCCGGGGGCTCCGGTCGCTCCGGTAGGCCCTGTAGGCCCTGTAGGACCAGCCGGACCTTCCGGGCCAGTCGGGCCGGGAGGACCGGCGGAACTCGCGGGCGGGATGCCCTGCACCAGCCAGCGTGGCGGCACCCAGATGTAGGTCTGGCCGCCGGTCGGCGGGGAGTAGACTTGGCCCGGCGTGGGGCTTGAAGGGAAATCATAGGCCATGGTTCACCATCCCAGATCGAGGCCGATGAAACAGTCGTTAGGCGTGCCGGTTGCCAGCGCCGACGCAGGGACACGGTAACAGTCATAGACGTTAGCCATGCCAGTGTATGTCACAGCGCCGGGGTTGCACCATGTCTGTCCATCGCTGGCCGTGACATCCATCAGCAGCGCGTAGTAGCTGCTTGCGGGCAACGTGGTCGACGGCACCGCCGTCCACGCCCACGAACCTACGGCAACCCCAGTGTAATCGATGTTCGCGGTCCACTGGAGAGCGTCGGCAAACCACTCGTAGAGCTTGACGGTATGGACGCCGGTCTGGCCGGAGGAGTGCCGCCGCGCGCCGCACCAAGTGATCGTGAAAGGCGACCCGCCAATGCCCAGCCTGACACCGACCTGCCCGGTGAAATCATTGCGGTCGGTGCCGGGGGTGAAAGCCGTGAGAAGGGTAGAAGTCGGCCCTGCCGCAGGGGGCGTCCACGACGGCATCGCCGACGACATCCACGCGGTGCCGTTCCATACCTTCGGTGCAAACTGCTCCCACGCGGTGCCGCTCCACACCGCCACGGGCTTCTCCACCCACGTGCCGCCCGCCGTCCGCACCATGAGTTTCGCGCCACCAGATGGCGGCGCTGCCGGGGTGATGCCGATATAACCGCCGGGCAGCCCGAAATTGCGATCCCCGGCATCGCTGACCAGTCCACCCGGTATGGCGTATTCACGGCTCATGTAATCACCGGTTCATGTGTCGAGAGAGCAGCCCGTGCGCGGCGTCTGACGTGGTCATCGCTGGCATAGCGCTCGATCTCCACCAGCGCCTCTCGCAGTACCAACTCGCGTGCCTCTGCTGCTTCCAAGCGCCTAAGCAGCCGCTCGATTTCGGCGGCTGCTTCCTCCACAATTTCCTTCGATGCCGCCCTGTCGCGCCAATCCTTGGCGTAGTTGCGCAGCCGCTCGATCAGGTCGTCCTTGTCGCTCATGTGATCACCGGCTTGTGGGCCGAGAGAGCGGCGTCAATACGCTCATGGACATCCAACCCAAGCCCGCCTTTGCGGTCCATCCATTCCAGCGCCTCACGTAGTACCCGCTCGCGTGCCTCTTGCTCGTCGCAAAGACGCGTCCAGCTGTCTTGCCACCCCTTCTCTTCCTCCTCTAACTCTTCCACGCGCTGTTGAAGCGCTGCGAGACGATCTGCTGCCTCCAGCACATCCTCTTCCAGATGATATTGGGCGAGTGTGCTGGCGCCAGCGCGCAACCGTTCCACGATGTCGCTCATGCCTTCTTCCCCTGTCCCCCGCACGACCGGCAGGGCCTTAGACATGTCGTCGTTGCGGCGCTCGGCTCCACGCCGCTGCCCCAGCAGCGCAAGCAAACGAAATAGCTCATGTAATCACCGGCTTGGGATCGATATAGAACGTGGTCGAAGCCAGCGCCGCCTTGACATAGACGGTGATCAGCCCTTTCTCGGCTGGCGTGATGGTGACGGCCATCGCAAACTTGGTCGTGCTGCCACCCCATGTTCCAGTTCCGGCTGCAAGTGCTGCTCCGGTAGTCAGTGTGTTGGCTTTGCCGCATGTATACCTAGTCGTGATCGGAAAACCACTCGTCGTCTTGGCGTATACGTCGATCCAGATGTCATCGTTGTTGGGAACTGCACCACCACCCCAGATGCCTTGCACGGTGACAGTCTTCGATGATCCGGTAGTTTCATTCCAGACGTAGATCGGCAGACACTCGAATGGCATTTCCTTCTCGGAGTCGGCAGTCGTTACAATCTTCCAACTGACGGGTGTGGTTCCATCCGATGCTCCACCTGTCAACACGATGGTCGTCTCCACCGTCTGCGTACCCATGAAGTTGTAGCGTTCGTTCCTGTAGTGGACATCGCCGCTGTCGCAGTCGATCAATTGAATATCGGAACCGACAGCGGACGAAGTGCCGCCAGCAATAATGCTGGCAGTAGACGAAAGCTTGCAGTTCTTGAAGATCATCGTCGCGCCAGAGGTGGTATGAGTAACCAGCGCCTTGCCCGATGTCAGCGCGCTGAGATCGACGCCTTCCACGAGGACTGTTCCCAGTATCGTGACGAACAACGAAGTCGGCAGTGTCGCGCCGGTAATGGCCGATGGCGTGTTCTTCCAGATGAGCTTGCTGTTGTTGCTCTGCTGGAGGCCCTGCGCGACAGCACCAAATTGTACTGTCGTGTTCTCAAGGATGCATCCAAGGAGCACCATGCGGGTGACGGTGCCGGTAATCACACAGCGCAGCGCGCAGTTCACGAAGCGCCACAACCTGCCAACCGCGCCAATTGTTAGGTTGGCATTGCCGCCGCCGCTCGCAGCGGAGAAGGTGATGCCGTAGCACTCGGAGACGGAGCCGTTCAGCGTTATGCCGAAGGTGCCGGTGGTGGTGATGGTGGCGGTGGTACGGAGATCGGCTGAGACTGGTGGCACCGACCCCGCCGAATTGACACACAGTATCCGGCATGGGACCGCCTCAGTCCCCGGTGACGTGATGGTAACCGCTGCCCCGGCCGTCTCGGCGTGGTTGTGGGCGACGAAAAAGGTATCCCCGGCAGCCTTGGCCGTGCAGGCAGCCGCAAGCGTCGTATAGGCATTGGTCCAGTCGGCCCCCGTGCCGCCGCCTGCCGCCGCGTGATAGACGTACCAGTTTGCCATCAGGTCGTGTCGATCCAGATATCGTTGGTGGCGGGACTGCCCGGTGCACTGGTGCCAACATAGATGTTGCGCACTGCCGCAGTTCCCAATCCAGTGATGGTGGTGTTGGATTGCGTGCCAGTGTGGTTGGTTCTGTCGAGGTAGTACGTCCCCGTCTGCGCATCCAGAAGGTCAGCGTCGAGACCGGATGCAGCACCATCGACGGTCTTGATCTTGGTGAGAACGTCGGCTGCGGTATAGGCGCTGGTGTCCAGCTTCAGTCCGATGGCGGTGGCCTGCGCGGTGGAGACCGGCTTCCCGGCATCGCTGGTGTTATCGACATTGGCGAGGCCGACTGCCGCCTTGTCGAGCGTCTGCCACGTCTTGGTGCCTTGCCAGTACTGGGCGCTGGTGCCTGCCGTGATCGTCGGTTCCTTGCCGGTCAGCGCTGCCGGAAGGCCAGTGATGTCGGACTGCGCGTGCGTGTGGGTGGAGGCCGCGAAGGCCGCGCTGCTTTGCCCGTCTAGGAGGTCGGCATCGAGGGTAGAGCCAGCACCGTCCACCGTCAGGAGCTTCGCCAGCACATCGGCTGCGGTGTAGGAGGCTGCTGGCAAGGCCCCCAGCGTGGTCAGCATCGCAGCCGTGGAGGCGTCGTCCAGCACGGTCTTCGCCGCTGTCGTGACAACAGTGGAATCGAACAGCCATGTAGCGCCCGTGCCGCTGACAACAATGTCACCCTTGTCGCCGTCGGTGACGCCAGCGCCGCCCCCGGAAGGCGATACTTGCCACGTCGTGTCGGAACCGCGCCTAGAGTAGAGCTGCCCGTCAGTCGGTGCCTCCGGTATGCCACCGCCGCCACCCGATGGCAGCGCCCCGACATGGCTCGGCACCCATTGGATCGATGTGCCGTCGTCGTAGTAAACAAAGCTATTGCCGGTATCACTCTCATACCAAGTTTGGCCTACAACCGGAGATGGTGGCGGGCTGTCCCCGATGTACATGATCTGGCCGCCCATCGGGCCGGTCGCCCCGGTCGCCCCGGTCGGGCCGGTCGGGCCGGGCACCGTGGACGCCGCGCCGGTAGCACCCGTTGCACCTTGTGGGCCCTGTGGGCCGGTGGGTCCGGGGACAGTCGAGGCCGCGCCGGTCGCGCCGGTCGCACCCTGTGGGCCTTGGGCTCCGGTCGCGCCGGTCAGCCCCTGCGGTCCTTGGGTTCCGGGCGCGCCGGGTGCGCCGGTTGAACCCGCTGGGCCGGTCGCACCTGTCGCGCCCGTGTTGCCGGTATCACCCTTGACGCCCTGTGGACCTTGGGCTCCGGTCGACCCCTGAGGTCCGGTGTTCCCGGTGGCCCCCTGTGGGCCAGCTGGACCCGGCACCGTCGATGCCGGACCCGGCGGTCCTTCAGGCCCGACCGGACCCGGCGGGCCCGGCACCATGATCTTCGGCAGTGATATCTCGACAAGCCCTATGTCCGGGCTCGGTGCCGACAACGGCGAGGTCGGCTGCGGCGTGGCAATCGTCACGTCTTTGACGATTGTCCCGCCTGTTATGCCAATCTCGACCTTCGTCATGAGGCCACCACCGTGCCGACCGTGACCCTTCCCTCGGCGATGGTGGTGACGCCCGCACCCGATGCTATGGTCATCGACCACCAGCACGCGGCCGGAAGCGTGTTCACCTGATCCATCGTCAGCGACATCGTCACGGTGTTGGCGGTGGCGTCGGTGTCGGTGACCGTGAACGGCATGATCGCGAAGCCGCCCTGCTGGTTGTAGACGTTGCCAGCGACGCTGGCGGCGGCGAGGTCGTAAGGCGAATGCTTGCCCTCGTCGTGCCAGACCTTGACGATGAACGTGACCGGATTGTCGTAGTAGAACTGGAGATCGATGCTGTCGATCACGTCCTGCGGCTCGAGTTGCGGCCCGGCACCCTCGAGGGTCGTGACGATGCCGTAGGCGATGATGCGGGGCTCCTGATTGACGGTCGCCGACAGCCGCATTCGCCAGCCGTTGGGGTCGTGCACGAGGCCAGCCGGAATCACTGCCCGCGCCCTGCCGTTGCTGATGTCGGTGGCCGGTACGGAAAAGAACTGGGTCTGGTCGTTGGACCGCGCCGTGAGCTGCAACTGCGCCACGATGTCCTCGTTCCACGGAGCCCCGGTCTGGCGCATGAAGTGAAAGTCGATCTTGTTGTCGACGCCCTGCAACATGCGAAAAGACACGAATTCGGGTTCCACCGGGTTGATGTAGATCGTGCGGTTGACGATCATGCCGGAACCCTCGCTTCCAGAGCCTCGATGCGCGCCATGGCTTCCTGCAAGGCTCGAGTAAGCGCCGTAATGAGCGTCAGCGGATTGACGCTCTGGATTACGTTGTCGCCGTCCTTCTCGCCGATTGCCGCGCTGTGGGTCAGCTTTTCCTGAAGCTCGTGCGCCAGCATTCCCCAGCGCTCGGTGTCGTCGTCCTCGGTGAACTCGCGGAACTTGGCGTGGTTGTAGCTGACCGGGTTGAGGCTCTTGATCTTCTCCCACATCGTACCAAGCGGCCTGACGTTGCGCTTGATGCGGTAGTCGCTCTGCCACGTGATCGCGCCCATCAGCGTGTCGTTGACGTAGACGTATTCGAAGCCGCCGCTGTAGGCGAGATTGTGGAAGTAGCCTTCGTAGCCGCCGTTCATGCCCGCCTTGCCGCCCAGACCCTTGCCAGCGAAGAGGCCGCCGGTCGGTGCGGTGGCAAGGGAGCAGATCTGGAGGTTGCCGTTGTAGTCGAGGACCATCTGGCCCCACACATCGCCATGGACGTGCGGGCGAAAATAGATGCTGCCGTTGCCGGTGGTGTTGCCGATGACCATGTTCTGGCCGGACGATATGAAGTAGCCGCCCGACGTGATGTTGCCGGGGGACGTGAACGACCCGCCTATGGTCATTAGGTGGGTATCGCGGGCGATGATTATTTCGGTGGTGGGGGTCGCGCCGTCGTTGGCGAAGCTCTGGAGGTAGAAATGGGAGCCCGACGCCGTGCTGCTTTCCGGGTCGGCGGAGCCCAGCACCATCCGCCAGCGCTGCGCTCCCCCCGTGAGGCCGTAGATATCGATGGACTTGCCCGACGCCGTCTTGGCGAGATTGATCTGCGTGGAGCCGTTGTTGTTGTACGCCGTGTACCATTGGCGGATGGCGGCGGGCTGGTATTCGATGGTTGAGGCCACGTCTTGCGAGTAGTAGGTAATCGCGCCGCCAGCGACGGTGACCAGCGTGCCGATGCCGGTGCCGACGGTGCGCCACTGCGTGCCGTCGTAGGAGATGTTGTTGCCGAAAGCGCCGCTCGTGCTGGTGATGTGGCCAGCCTCGTTGACCCTGACGACATCGGTGCCGGTGCCGTCCGGCTTGTCGTTGACGGCCAGCAGCTTCATGTACTTGTTGGCCTCGTTGATGCGGCCGATCCACGACATGTCGGCCGTGGTCCAGCCGATGCCGTTGACGCCCACCGGGGAGGTGAAGTTGATCATGCCGTTGATGGGACCGGCACCGGTGATCGAGAGCCCCGTCGTGAACGCCTTGTAATTGTCGACGTAGTTCTTGGTAGCGGCATCCTGCGGGAAGCCGTCTCGAGGGTCGGCCAAGGCAATGATGTGCTTGCCGTTCATCGGGATGTCGGCTTGCGGCTGCGTGCGGCCGTCCTTGGTGATGCACGTCGAGAGCCCTGTTGCGAAACCGTCGTCCTCGTCGTCGTGGCGGTCGGCCCTAATCCTGATGCCCGCCGCCGCGTCGGCCTTCCAGCCGCCTAGGATGACCCGGTTAAAAGTCCCATTGCTGTCGAACGGCATGAGGTAAGCTCCTATAATCCCGTTGCCCAGCCGTACAAACGGCCGGGGGCGGCTGCGATCTTAGCAAGAGCATCGCGGCCGGGGTTGCTATCCATTACTTTTTCTCCCACCCGGCCAATCGCGCTGCCTGCTCTTCTTCCGGCCTCGCCGCCCGCCCACGCGCCGGAGAAGCCCGCTACCGAACCCCCTATCGACGCTCCGGTGGTGCCGCCGACGAGTCTGGAGGCGATTGGCGCTCCGTATCTTATCAAAGGTTGCAGCGCGGTGCCCGCCGCACCAACCGCCGCCCCCTTCACTGGGTCTTGCCCATGGCCATAGGCGGATGCCGCCCCGTATCCGGCGTTCTCGGCGGTGTTGGCGACGGCGCTGACGAGCTTGCCGCTGCCGAGGCCGATTTTTTGCGCGCCTTTCGCGAGGAGGCCCCCCGGCATTGCGAGGGAGCCCATCCCTTCAAGAATCCCCGACGACCCCGGCAGGAGATGGTTCAGACGGTCGGCCCTCCCGCGCGTGGTTTCCTGTTCCTGCGCGAGAGCCTGAGAGTAATCGATGTCGTCGCTGATGCCGATGGTGGAACCGATGTTGCTGGCGAGCGTGTGCAGGCCCGCAGCCGCCCTGTCGTCCACACCGAAAGAGAGACCGTGAACCCCGGCACTCAGCATATCGCCGAGGGTCGTCCCTAATTTTGAAACCTCCCCCTGACTTTCAAAGTCGGCGATGTTTTTCTCACGGCTCGAAACATCGAGTTCATCCAGCATCTGCATCGCCTCGGCAGCGCTCTTGTTGTCGCCCAGTTTGCTGGCGTTGTCGGCAATCTGGAGAAGCTCTTCCCGGGTAAAGGCCATCTTTTTTAACCTCCCTGTGGCGAAAGCAGTTTCCGTAGCCGTTGCTCTTTCTGCTCCGGCGTCTCGCCTTCCGTAGTGGCAGCAGCTGGAGCGGCCGGGGCGGCAGCGTCGGTAGCTGGCGGTGCGGTCGCTGCCGTCGAATAGTAGACGTAATCAGGCAGCGGGTCGGCACCGTAGTTCGCGGCGAGGCTGTTGCTGAGGACGCTGCGGTCCCTCGTGATGGCCCTTTCCATATCCGTCAGAGCCTGCATCCTTTGCTGCGGGGTGGCATTCGGATCATTCATGATGGAGGTGAATTTCGCCATCTCGTAATTGGACGACTGGCCCTTGAGGGTGGAACTCATGAACTTGACGGTTTCACCGCCCATGACCCGGTCGAACTGCGTCGTCGCGTCGACCTGTTCGCGGGTCCACCCCTTTGCAGACATCAGGGCGTTGAGAGCCGCTTCGCTTCCTACGGGTAGCGACAGGGCCCCCTTTATCAGAGCCAGATTTCCCGATCCCGTGATGACGTTTCCGACAAGCGACTTGGCTTGGTTGATATTGTCGAGGGCGCTGTCGAAGTGGCTGGCCTGCAATTTCAGATCGGTGATGTCCTTCTGCGCCGCCCTTCCGCCCAAGGGGTCGGTCGCTGGCGCGGCATTGCGGAGGATGTAGGCTTGCGCCTCCGGCGAATCGGGGTCGCCGGTCGGGTTCAGCTTGAGCCATTCCGCCTTGCGGGCCTCCACTTCGGGGCCGACATCGACATCGGCCGCCTCCTTCCGCTGGGCCTCTTCGCTGGCGGCGGTTTCTTGCCGTTTTTGCTCCTCGACGGCGCGCTTATCGTCTTCGATCTTCTGCGCGGCGGTGCGGGTGTCGTCCGCGACAGCGGCGGCCTCCTGCGTTCCGGCCAATGTCGAGGCGGTCTTGTCCTGATGCCCGAACAGCGCGTCCTGCTCGGCGATGCGGGCCTGACGGTCGGCTGCGCTCTCCCCGGCGAGGAAGGATTGCTGGTCTTCCTGCTTACGGGAGGCCGCGCGTTCCGCCATCATGTCGGCGTAGGTCTTGTTGGCGAAGTCCGGGTCAAGCGTCTGCATCTCCGCGATCTGCTGCATCGTCGCCCCCTTCTCCGGGTCGATTCCGGCCATGATCTCGGCCAGCCGCCCGCGTGCGGCACCCTCGTCGGCGGCGGCGCGATTCGACGCGATGCCGGAGGCTAGGACGTTGCCCAATTGCGCCGCGCCCTGCCACGGGCTGATCATGGGGTCGGCCGTCTGATTGGCGTTGGCGAGCGCCTCCCGCGCGGACTTCTGGCGCTCCTGCAACGCCTTGATGGTCATCGCCTTGGATGAATCGCGGTAGCCGGTGCCGGTCTGGAATATCGCCATGTCAGTCCCCTAGGCCAGCTTGCCTGAACTCAGCAGCGCCATCCGCTGTGCCAGTTGCGCCCGCAAATCGTCCTGCGCCCGTGTGTCCGCTACCGTCATCGTCTGGCTCTGCGTGGGCCCGGCGTTGGGCTGGAAGAAGTTGACGGCCTTCGACGTCGGAGCCTTCTGCGGGGCTCCGGCCGCCGCGCCGATGTCGCCGAGGCTCCCGAACAGCGTCTTCGCGAAACTTTTCTTGGTGGGGTCGGTGGCCGGTGCCGTGGCCGGGTCTATGGCACCGCCTCCGGCACCGCCCAGTCCAGCCGGTGCGTCGGTTACCGGGCCCTGCGCCTGACCTAGAGCTTCGAGATACTTCTTGCCGTAGCCGCCGATATTAAGACCATTCGGGTCCTCGAGTTTGGTCATGCCGATGGAGCCTTCGCCACCGAACCAAGCCTGCGCGGCGTTCTCCTCGCCGTATTTTCGGACGTAGTCGCCGAACTTCTTGTCGAAGATGGCGTCCTGTATCTTGGGGTCCGCCATGAACTCCTGCGGCGTCACCGACCTTCCCAGCACCTCCTTCGACCACGCCGGGATGTTGGCTCCCATGATCTGGTAGCGGCCATAGGCGCGGTCGCCGCCGTGTGGGCCGCCGATGGGCTTGCCCAGAGCGGCGTAGTCGCCGGAGCCCGCGCTCTCTATCGAGGCGATGGCATTCCTTCTCTGCTCGGGCGTGTAGTCGGTTTTCCCCGTGAAGGCCGGGCCCTGCTGCTCACCGCCGCCGTAGCCGCCAACGCCGCCGCCGGTCTGGAGGCCCCATATCTTGGCCTGTTCCGGGGTAAGACCCCCCTGCCACGATCCACCGGCCATGCCGACGTCTCCGGCGGTGTCGAAGTGCATCAGGTCGAGCGCGCCGTACTTGCCCTTGTCGCCGCTGAAATATCCGCCCCAGCGTAGTTGTTTAGCCAGCTCAGGGTCGGACTGGAGGGCGTACTGGTAGAGCGCGTTGGCGTATTCCTGATAGGAGCCGAAGGTGGATGCGTCCTGATAGTTGTTGAGCGCGGCACCCGTCTTGGGGTCGTACAGCTCCACGTCCAGAGCGCGTCCTTTTCCGTGGAAACGCGGGTCGCCCTCACGGTATCCCGAGGTGATCCGCGACTTGTACGGGCCGCCGTACTGGAAGCTCTGGATAAGCCTCAGCAGGGCCGGGTCGACATTGTCGAAGACGGGGGAGCGAGCCTGTGCCATCACGCGAACGCCAGTTGGCCCAAGGCTCCGGCGAGGCCGAAGATGCCTTGGTTCTTGGCCGCCGCCTGTTGCAGCTCGGCCTCGTACTGCTTGTTCATGGCACCGGCCGCATCGAAGGCGTTGACTTGGGAGCCCTGCCATGACGGTGCATTCGGCACGGTCGTCTGGCCGAGGCCGAACATCGCCAGAAGCTCGTTAAGCGGCTGGGTGCGAAGCTGGATGTTCTCGGCCAATTGTTGTTGCCGCAGCGAGTTGGACTGGTCGGCGATCAGGTTGCGGTTGAGCCAGTCCTGCTGCGAGACCTGATTCTCGCCCTCGGCGGCCGAACGGGCCTCGCCACCGGCTTGGGTGAAGCGCTGGCGTGCGGCCTCGTCGGCGGCGTCGTAGCGACCAGCTTGCGTCTGGTAGGCCATCTTGCCGCCGGGGCTCTGGCCACGTGCCGCGAGCTGGGCGTCCTCGGCCTCATACTGCGGCTGGATGCCCCGTATGTACGAATCTCGCATCTTGTCTTCGATCTGGCGGCGGTAGTTCTCGTCGGGTTTCACAAGACCGGGCTGGGCATCATAGCCGCGCCAGTTGGCGAGCCCGGCCGTGTCCAGCGGCTTTGACAGCGTGCCGGAGACGTTCTTCAGGAGCGAGTTGGCCATCTGGCCGAAGCCAAGCTTGCCCGCGCTCTCCTGCTCGTAGATCGCCTGCTGTTGCGGCGACAGCGTCGTCGTCTGGGTCCACTGCGGGATCTTGGAGGTCGTCCCGGTATAGGGATCGGTGTAGTCGACGTAACCCGAGATGGCGTTGGTCGTCTGCCCATACGGGTTGACCTGATTGGCGTTGCCGGAGACGTTGTTGAACATCGACGCCCACGCGCTTTGCGAGTTGTTGGCGTTGGCCTGTTCCTTGGGGTCCGGGGCGCTAGGGGTGGAAGCCATCAGTGTACTCCCGGCTGTTGCGGGTGGATCATCGCCTGTTTGAAGCGGAACGGAGCCCCGGCCATGTACGGGCAGTCCTCAGGGAGAAGGCCGAACATCACGGCATCCCGCTTGCCCTCGATGCCGCGACGGATGTAACCCTCGTACTTGAAGCCCATGCGCCATACTTGGTTGAGGGCGGCGTTGTTGTCAGGGTCGATCAGAGCGGTGATGCGCGCCGCCCGCTGGAAGACCGACCGGATCATGGCGGTCAGGAGCCTCCGGTTCAGAGCCCGCTTGTCGATCATCACGGTGGTGACGTGGGCGTCGCACCACGACTTGAATTCGAAACACACGATCAGCGCGATCTTGTGGCCATCGCGCACGGTGCAGCACAGCCACAAATTGGGGTTCGAGAACTCGGTTTCGGAATAGTCGACGCCGGTCGCCGCCGACAGCAGCTGGACGGCGTCCGACTGGAGGGAATTGAAATCGTAGTTCATCCGAACACGCTGCCCTCCTCATAGAGAACGTCGAAGCCGGTGACGGCGAACGAACAATTCGAGACATGTGCGGTGAGCCGCACGGCACCCACGCGGCCTAGGCCGCCAACCCCGGTCCAGTTGCCGTAGTTGCGGTTGCCACCGACCCACAGGGCTCCGACCGGCAGCGGCGGGTCTTGATCGGGGTAATCCCACAGTGCCACGTCCCACTCCGCGCCACCCTCGCTGGTGTCGGAAATCTCCGGCCAGTTGGTGGCGTCGGAAATGTCGTAGTCGACCTTGACCTCAACATAGGGTCGTGGGTTCCCGTCCGTGACGATGTACGGCAGGATCATCTTGAAGTGCTTGAGGGCTGGCGTCTTGAACTGGTTCCACGCCATCAGCACGTCGACCTTGATCGGCTTGCCGTCGTCGGACGTGTAGTCCGGGTGCATCTGGTAGATGTTGCCCTTGCTGTCCCCGAAATAAACATACGGATTGATCCAACCCCAGCACAGCGCATTGACGTTATCGAAGGTCGACCACACGGCCTTGGGCATGTGCCGGATGGCTTGGTGGACGACACCGCCGCCCAGCGGGAGATTGCAGAACAGCCGCCCGGTGGAAGGGTTCAGGAACAGGCTCCATCCCGGCTGGTCGCGCGCCATGATCGAATGCCTGAGGAAGTACTGGATCATGCTTTTGTCGACGCTGTCGAGACCCTCGCGACCCGCCTTGATCATCGAGGTCATCGGGGTGACGCCGGTCGGGAGGAGGACGTAGAGGTCGCCGCCGTAGTTGATGGTGCAGTGCTTGGACATCGGCGGGTCGGAACGGTAGACGCCGACGAGGATCATGTCGGAGCCCGGATCGACGCCCTTGTAGATGGCGCACTCGCCATTGGTCGTGAACACGACGAGGTTGTCGTCAAGCCCGGTGCCCGAATCCACGGTCCACGTCGCCATGGCCTTTATGGTGCCGCCGCGCTTGAAAATCGCGGTCATCGGCAGCACCGCCAGCACCCCGTCCTTCTGCTGGATCGGGAGATAGTAGGCGGCCAAATTGGTCTCGTCGGCGAACCACAGGCGGTTCTGGTGGGCGACGACTATGTGGAACTGGTTGGGGTTCAGCCAAGTGTTTCCGGCCGGTGGCGTGATCGCCATCTTTTCGAAGGAGCCCTGAAGCGTCACCTTCATGGTGCCGGTGGTCTGGTCGCCGGGGGCTCCGGTCAGGTTGACGCCGACAAGAGAGAAGGCGTTGGGCGGATTATTGACTTGTGTAATACGATGCGAGCCGTTGGCGGCGGCGTGGTTGGCGTCGGCACCGGAAATGATGACGGTCATGCCGTCGTGGAAATGGGTGATGTCGCTGCTGCTGACGTAGCACATGGCGGGGTTGGCCGCCGGGACGACGGGCGGGCCGACGGAGCCGGGTCCGCCGGTTATCTTGGTGACCGTGTACTCGGCACCGCCGGGGACGAAACTGCCGTCCCACGCGACGACGCCGTCGGCACCATTCACCATGACGGTGTATTCAGCTTCGCCAAGGTTGGAGAACGCCGTCCAGTGCCAGTCGGCGCTGGTGTAGGCCGTGCTGACTTCGGTGCCGGTGGTGGCGTCGTAGAGGTGGCCGCCGGACGCTGCGATCAGCTTTTCTGGCAGCCCGTACCATGGGATCAATGCCTCGACCGGATTGCCGTCGTCGGTCTGGGCTATTTTCCTGTACCCGGCGCGGATGCTGACCCTGTCGTCATCGACGTACAAATTGGTGATGACGCTGGCGTACTTGGCGTCGACATCCGCCGACTTGGCGAGGAAGGACATGCCCAAGGCCGGGGGCGAGACGTGCACCACCTTCGACCGCACCTTCTTGATGGTGGCGGGCTGCTGCTTGGTGGCGTACCGGGTGGCTACGCCCCTCATATGAAGCGGCTTTCGTCGGTGTTGAGGTCGAGGACGCGGTTGTTGGCGCGCACCGCGATCTTGTTCATGCGGGTCAGGAAGTCGCGCATCTGCTCGGCAAACTCGAGACCCTTGGCCTGTAGGAAACGGTACTTCAGACCATCGATGGCGAGCCGCCCATCAAAGAGGATTCTATCGGTGTCCTCGAATGGGCGATCCCGATAGGTGACGCCGTCCTTGTCGATCAGCCAGTTGCCGTCACCCAACAGGTCTTGATAGGGCTCCTCGAGCAGAAGCTCGTCGGCAACGGCGGTCAGGAGCCTCGACATCTGGACAAGGTCTTCGTCGGAGGAGTTCAAGGCTTCCGGCGCTGGTCGTTGCGAGATGCCGATCTCCATCGACGCATCGTTGACCACCTGTAGGACTGTCAATAGCTGCGACATTATCCGGCACCCCTCACCATGAGCCTGTCGATCTGGGTCTTGAGGCTGGCAATCGTGAGGGAAGCATCCTTGACCTGTTCCTCGAGAGCCTCGATCCTGCCGTCGCGATCCTTGAGGATTTCCTCGAACTTGGCGGCCCCGGTCTGGAGCTTGACGAGGTGGGCGGCGCGGTCGGCGAGTTCCTTCAGCACCGGAGGGAGGTCTTTACTTTTGAGCTTGGCCAATTGCTCGACGGTGACCACGTCGCGGTCGGCGAGCATCTTGAACTCGGCCTCGTTGACGGCGGGCCACAGCGCGAGGGGGTAACCCTCTACGTAGGTCTGCTTCCGGGCGGCCTGCTCCTTCTGGTACATCTCGAATGGGCCGGGGTGGTTGGCGAAATCCTCGGGCTCGGAGACGCGGGTCACGGAGAGGTAAGGAGGACGGTCCAACCGAACCATGATGTTCTCCTTGTAGAGCGGCATCCCGTCGGAGCCTTGGCCGGACGGTTCCCAGCCAGTGTAAAAGCGAACGAGTGTAGGGGTCTCGGCCATATCGGCTCCTTTGGGTTGGGTGGGGGCGGGCGCAGGGTACACAATAGCGCCGCCCCCTCCTTCGATCAGGTGCCGGTCAAGATGATGCGGCCCTGCATCGAACGGTTTGACAGGGTCAGCCCGCCCATGAAGGCGATATGCTTGGTGATCGCGTCCATGTCGACGGACTGGTCGGGGAGATCGAGAGCCTCGAAATTGCGTCCCGAGTAAATCTCGAACTTAAAGTACTTGGTGTTCAGCATATAACCGCCGACCAATCCGGTTGCGGCTCCGTCGAATACCAAGGCTCCGCTTTTGTACTTCAGCGTCTCGAAGCCAAGGGCTCCGAGGTTGGCGTCGGCATAGCGCTGGTTCTCTTGCAGCCCGCCCTCGTAGGTGGAATAGATTTCGCCATCCACCAAGATCAGGTCGGGGTGCTCGGTGCCCCGGATCAGCTTGATCCAGAGCGAGTTGAGACCGGCCTTGAGGGCCGGGTATTGCAGGCCGGTGGCGCGGGCGATGGAGACGAACTGGTTTTTCCAGAAGGTCCAAGTCGTGCTGTCGATACCACCAACTATACCCGTGCCCGCGTCGGTCACGAACGCCTTCAGTCCGGCAAAGCTCTTGGCGACCGTTCCGTCGCCGTAGACGGCTTTCGTGATGTTGTTTTTCATGGTCGCTTCCGCATTGTCCATCTTCCCCTCGAGGAGGTTGAGGATGCGCTCGCGGCCCTTGTTCTTGGCGAGATCGGGACCAGATAAAGTAACTGAAGCCACTGCATTGGCGGGCTCGTAGTCCGCCTCGGAGATGGTTTCCTTGACGGCACGGGACAGCAGTTCCGTGCCCATGTACCACGCGAAGGTTTCTTCCGCGTAGGTCAGCGGGCAGACGATGCTGCGACCGCCGTCGACCGTCCGCATCCGGTTGCCCTGACGCAGGAGAGCGGTCACGGCATTGGAGTTGGAGACGTTGTCGGCGAGGGTCTTGTGATAGTTCTGAAGTGTCGTGGCGACTAGCTGGTTGACAGTTGGTTCGGCCATGGCCGAGGCTCCTTATCAGAAGCCAACCTCGTCGGCGGAGGCTTCCAGCATGTCCCTCAGGCTTCCGTTACCGGTCTTCCCCGTCGGCTTGTTCACCGGGGCGGTCATGCCACGGATGTTGCCACGGTTCGCAGCTTGGGCCTTGGAGACCGATTGCTGTGAATGCACCCTAGCCTTCTCCGCCGCCACAAGCTGTTCCCACGTCTTGGGGTTCATGCGACGGGCGGTGTCGTACGCCTCTATT